CATTAATACTTTCTGATTCATTTTTACTAAACCCATCATAATTTGTGATGTAAAAAGACTCTTCCCTGCACCGCTATAACCAGCCCAAATACTTACCTCTGCTGGACGGATTCTAAAATCATCATGGGTCTTACTCCAAGGCAATAATAATCCCTTATGGTAATCACCTTTAAAAAATTCTTTGATCTCATCAATATATGCTGTTGGTGATTTAATCTTGGTTATTTCTTCTGATCGTTCTGCAAAATAAGATTTAATCTCATTCTGATTTACAATCATTCCATTTAATTTATCTCTGAGCGTACTCATAAGCCTCCTTTAGCTTTCCTATGGTATTTAATAATTTGTCTTTGTCTGAACTCTGGAGAGTTCTTCCCTCTTCTACTTCTCTTGCACACATATACACAAACAATGCTTCATCCTTCATGGTCTTTAATATAGCAAATGGATTAAATGCTTTTCCTGATGGTTTTAATAAATCTATTCTCTGCGGTATTATATCATCAAGAGTTAATCCTACTGCACCCAATACAGATTCTATATCACACCCTGCAAAACAATGAATCAATACTCTTCCATCATCATTTATTTTTATAGCTAGGCTTGAGTTTTTATCATCATGTGCTGGACATAAACAATGGTAAGCATTTGTTTTAGACGTAGCACGAACCTTGCTAAAATGTGATAATATTTCGTGCATCTAACTCTCCTCTTCTCTTCTTTGTCTCTGTCTCTTCTCTACTCTGTCTCTTCTCTGTCTCTACTCTGTCTAGCAAATTGCTAGCATCTTGCACCACAAACTCTGATAATCGCTGTAAGTAGCTATCTACTTGCTTTTCAGTCAATCTAGTCCTAAATGCTATCTTCTTGCTAGCAGGTAGCTTGCCATCCTTCTCATCGGATGCAATTAACCATAACATAACAAGAAATTTTGCCAGTTCTCCATCGAGTTGAAACCAATCAGGATCATCGAGCAGCTTCTTATGTAATTTAATCCAGGGTGGATTACGATGTGCATAGTGCTGGAAATCGTTCCAATTTTTAATTCTCAAAATAATGCCTCCTTATGTTTATTTACTTATTGATGATTTGTTGTATTTGTTCGATCCTTTTTTGTGGAATAGGTCTATCTGGTCTCTTTGCCCATTTAGCTACTGCCTGAGTGCTGAGATCCAACGCATAGGCCATCTTCCTACGGCTATTATCAAACTTAGATATTGCTTCTTTATAAGTCATACTTTACCTTTCTGTAAAAATTTTATTAAATAGTAGTAACTTTTTACTATTTTAAAACGTATTTAGTTATAACCCTGACATTTTTTTAGTTAAAACGTTTATAGGGTGTAGTTGAATAATAGCATAAAAATAATTGTTGACAACCTTTTTTTTATGTATTAGTATTCTATATAAGCAATGTTGCTTAAAACAAAGGAGAAATAAATATGTTAGTACAATTTGAATCATATGTTTACAGAGAAGAAAAATACAGAGGTGAAGTAGAATTACCTCTTAGTATAGAAGCAGAAGTTACCATTACTAAAGATGGTTATGCAACTGGTGATAGTCCTACATTATATGAAGTAGAATTATTATCAGCAACAATACAAGATAGTCGTTCTATCTATGACGGTGATGATATTGTTAAGTATCTTGATCCATCAGAAATAGAAGAAATAGAAGAAGAAGCAATCAAGGAGGTGCAATAATGAGTCAAGCTAAAGAACAGTTTGAGCGTATTCAATGGGAAATAGATTCTAACCTTAACGATATACAAAGGTTAAATTCTGTAAAAGATGAAGCTATTGCAGGAATTAAGCAAGACCTACAAGAACTTTATAATCACATTTTGCAACAACAGGAGGAAAATAATGGAAGATTATAGAAAAGTTATTACTACACCTATACGTGACTGGATAGAACCACCTCCAGTCCGTAAAATGAAAGTAGTATATAGGTTGCAATTATTTTTATTTGGTTTATCATGTTTTGCATTAGGTTATCTTATAGGGAGTTATTTATGAGAGAATTAGTAGAAATACAAAATAAACTAAGAGTTGATAAATCTTTAAAAAACAATTTTGGTGGATGGGCCTATAGAAATATAGAGTCCATCCTTGACAAATTAAAACCGTTGCTAGATCAATATGAGAATGTAACTATTACATTGTCTGATGAAGTTAAACAGATTGGTGAATATCCATATATTGAATCAACAGCAACCATATCTAATGGCACAGAGAGTGTATCTACAACTGCACAAGCAGGTATACATTTTCTTAAAAAGGGAACTGACATTAGCCAACAATTTGGTAGTGCCAGTACCTATGCGAGAAGGTATGCAATTTGTGGTTTATTACTTATTAGTTCTGGTGAAGCTGATCCTGATTCTTTGGATAACACAAAAGAAAATCAAGAAGCTTCAGAAGATGAATTAGTTAAGCATGAAGAGGTATTATCTCAGTATGATCGTAACGACCCTGAAAGAGTTAGTTACTGGAATACATTAAGTGCTGTTGTTAAGGATCAGTTAAAAAGACGTGCAAAATCATCTAAAAAATAAAACACTAAGAAATTCTTTAGTGACGGCTAGTCAGGCATGGTCAGTTATCCATGATCGAAAAAAATTGTGGAGAGAAAAAACTGGCCGTGATGATCCTTTTGAGGGAAATGATGCCACTGCATGGGGAAACGATAAAGAAAAATTTGCGATTGATGCTTTTGAAAAAGAGATGAATTGCATTACTGATTTTAGTGATGAACTTATAGTGCATCCTGAATTACCTCTTGCAGGCACACCTGATTTTTTTTACGATGGTTGCCCAGGTGAAGTTAAATGTCCGTATTCTATGAAAGTATATCCAACTATTCCTGAACGCTATTACTACCAATGTCAGGTACAAATGGCCATAACGAATACATTGAAAAATTACTTTTATATATGGACACCAACAGAAACAAAATTAGAGATTATTCCATTTAACAAAAAATTTATGACATGGTATTTGCCATATGTTTTAGAGTTTGTGGAGTATGTAAGAACCGACCAAGAGCCACCAAGGTTCAGTCGGAAACCTTTATTTAAAATAGGAGATTAGTATGGCAGAGTATAATGATTTAAACCGTGTAGCAATTTTTCCTGTGAAGGAAAAGACAAATGAGAAAGGCCCTGACTTTACAGGTAACTTAGACGTAGCAGGTATTAAGTTTAGAATTAGTCTTTGGAAAACTGAAGCTAAGTCTGGAATGAAATATCTATCTGGATCTATTCAGAAAGCTGATGAGGAAAGAAATGCACCAGTAAAAGAAGGTGCAGATTTAGAGGACATCCCTTTTTAAGATGTCCTCCTATTTACACAATTACTTGTTGCAAACGTACATTGTTACTTCAAAACCAAAACGCATTTCGGTTGCTGCAGGTGTTGTCCACATAGCTATGTCCCCTTTCATTAAAATTTGTAATACAAGTATTACAAGCATAATTATACTCTTTGTGTTACATTTCATTAACAATGGAGAATTAAAGTATGCTAAGTAAAATCTTGAGATTTTTTGTAGGATTTATTATATTATTTTTAATATTTGGTATAGCTGTACAATATTATGTTTACCAACCTGTAAAACCAAAAGAGTTGGTATGTCATAAAGGTAAGTTACTACATAGAATTGGCGATGGTGAAACTGTGTATTTAAAAGTAAAAGGTATATCTTGCGAGTATGAAAAAGGTATGTTAATTATAGAGGAGCAGTCATGAGTGAAGAGATTACAAAATATCCAAAGTATTATGTAATTGATGAGGAACGTGGTTTAGAATTGCAGTGGTTACAAGATAACTTAACTGGCCATCTTCATGGTGGTGAAGCTATCAACATTGGCAATGTCATTAAATACATAGTGCGATATGGTAAAAAAGAACCAGGTGTTGTTGCTAAACGTAGTGATATAAAAAAGATGATTACTTATTTAGTAGAGACTGATAAGAAATTAGAGGTACAAGAAGCTAAAGAAAAGGCATCTATAGTTGCACCAGATGAGTGGATAGAAGACCCACTACACGATGAAGACTAACGAGCCTTGCGGTATCTGCTATGCCATAGGATTGGCTTGTATATTAATGGTAATCATATTGGAAGTAGTAGATAGATGGCTATAAAATCACCAACTTTAAAAAAATGTAAATGCGGTATGCCCTCTCGTATTTATGACAAAAATAAATATTGGTGTGGTATTAACTTAGAAGGGCATGGATATTGTAAGAATGATAACAAAAAGAATGGCGATTGATGGGGAATGGTTCACTGTTCAATTTTTTAAAGAGGGTGATGGAAGTATCAGAGTAGAAGTGGTACATGATATAAAAAACAAGTTTTATAGAATGTATCCTGATAACAAGATAACTTTTGAGGAGAGTAAAGATGGATAAAGAATATATATTAATATTGGTTATTACATTTGCAATATGGTTTTTTATACAAGACGCTAAAGCAAATGAGACTGTAACAATATTAAATCCAGATGGTAGTATTCAGATATGTAGC